TAGAAGTGGCAGTTAAAAATATACTATGCACAGTATAGTATTGACACGGAGAGAAATTGTGATATAATATAAACAACAAGGAGGTGTTGCAAATGGATACAAATGTAATAGTTCAGTTAATCTCAAGCCTGGGTTTTCCTATAGCGTGCTGTATTGCCATGTTTTGGCAGAACAACAAACTTAACGAAAATCATAAGGAAGAAACAACCAAACTGAATGAAGCTATCAACAATAACACGATAGCGCTGAATCACTTAATCGACAAGATAGGAGGTAGTAGCGATGATACTTAAAGAATGTATTTTTCACACCAATGGTGCTTATAAAGCCGCACAGCGTATAAAACCTGTTGGAATCGTTGTACATAGTACAGGCTGTGATAACGAGATGTTAAGACGCTATGTGCAGCCCACTACAGCAAATGCGAACTCAAAAGCTATACTTGCCGACCTCGGTAAGAACGTGTATAACAATCACCACAATCAGGAGTATATCAACGGCGTATATAATGACATCTGTATGCACGCTTACATCGGGTGTAACGATAAAGGCGATGTTGAAGTCTACCACACTCTGCCCTATAACTATGCTTGTTGGGGCTGTGGTAGCGGCTCAAAGGGCAGTTATAATTATGCTCCGTATCCTCGTATACAGTTTGAGATTTGTGAGGATAGTCTTAAGAATAAGGAATATTTTGACAAGGCGTTTAACGCGGCCATTGAATACTGTGCATATCTTTGCAAAAAGCTTAACATAAATGTTGAAAACATTGTAAGTCATAAAGAAGCGGCAAAGGCGGGATATGCAAGTAATCACGGTGACCCCGAAAACTGGCTGAACCTATATGGGAAAAATATGGACTGGTTTAGAGCGCAGGTGAAAAACAAGTTAAAAACGACCACAGACGACTCTAAAACAAAGACCATATACCGAGTACAAGTCGGGGCATATGAAAATTATGACAACGCAAAAAAGTTTTTGGAAACTGTCAAAAAGTCAGGATACAAAAATGCGTTTATTACGAAAGTTGAGGTGAAAAACAATGGTAAAAACTAAAGACGAAATCATGGAAGAAATACGTGCGTACATCGGCGACCGTGCCGACGACCAAACAATCGCACTGGTCGAGAACATATCTGATACTATTGACGATTACGCCGCTCACGGCGATTATGATGAAAAGCTAATGGCGGTTGAAGCTGAGTGGCGACGCAAGTACATTGACCGTTTTATGAACGGCGGTGAAAACAAATCAGATGTCAAGGTTGAAACAACTGATGATGAAGAAAAAGACAAGTCAGAGGAAATCACTATAGATGACCTCTACACCGAAAAGGAGAGTGATTGAAAATGCCTAACATTGACTACCGAGATGTAAAAACAAACTCAAGCGTTGACGTGCTTAACGCAATCCGCAATTCTGCGTCGCAGAATTATAAAGACCATGTTCCGCTAGCGACCCCTGACGCAAATACAATCCGCAGTATCGGCAATGTCATTATGGATTTTCCGGAACTTCAGAACGAATTTTTATCAGCACTGATAAACCGCATAGCCGAGGTAAAAGTTACCAACAAATACTACACAAATCCTTTTGCTGTTTTTAAGAAGGGTAAGCTTAATTTTGGCGAAGTTATTGAGGACATTTTTATTGACCTCGCACACGTTAAAAATTATAGCCCCGAAAGGGCGGAAACAACTGTTTTTCAGCGTGAGTTTCCTGATGTCAAGTCGGCTTTTTATGTGATGAACTACCAGAAGTATTACAAGCAGACTGTACAGCCTTATGACCTTGAAAATGCTTTCTTGTCAATCAACGGCGTGTCGAGCTTCATCGAAAAAATCGTTACAACCATGTTTACCGCTATGGAGCAGGATGAGTTTTTAACGATAAAATATATGCTTGCATATAGGATATACAACGGACTTATGAAGCCCTATGAAATCCCTGCTGTCAATAAGGCTAACATGGATGAAATCGTTGAAGCTATACAGACAGTGTCGGACGATATGACCTTTTTAAAAAAGGACTACAATCTTGTAGGTGTAAACAACTTTGCCTTAAAGGACGACCAGTATCTTATTGTCTCCGCAAAGTTTAACGCAAAGCGTAACGTTGAGGTGCTTGCTTCCGCATTTAATATGGATAAAGTCGAGTTCCTCGGGCACATAAAGCTGATTGACAGCTTCGGCTCGCTCGACATTGAGCGCCTGAATGAACTGTTTAAGGGTGACGAAAATTATCATGAATTTTCACAATCTGAAATGGCAGCTCTTGACAGTGTGCCTTGTGTACTTGTCGATAAGGATTTTTTTCAGATTTATGATAAACTCACGGAAATGAGAGCTATAGAAAACACGGAAGGACTTTACCGCAACATGACCTTACACGCATGGCGGATATATGCCATTTCTCCCTTTGCTAACAATGCTCTTTTCGTGGCAGGAACTCCCATTATCACAAGTGTGACCGTATCACCTGCGACAGCTACACTGTCAAAGGGTGGTAAGATACAGCTTTCCGCAAAGGTAGAAAGCACGAACTTTGCGCCCTCGGGGCTGACATGGACTTCAAACAGCGAAAAAGCAACAGTCACAAGCACAGGTATAGTGACAGTATCGGCAGACGCTGTAGCAGGCGATGAAATCGTCATAACGGCGACCTCTGTATATGACAACACAAAGTCAGGTACAGCAACTATAACTGTGGCTTAAATAACCTATGTGGGAGCATATTTGCTCCCACAAATATTATACAATGGAGGTATTTTTAATGGCATATATTGCACCAAACTCTGATGTTTGGATATGTCGGGGTGTTCCGCTCGACAGCCGCTCAAAATACACATATCGCCCGTCAAGTAAAAGTGCGCAGTTTGATGCTTTTAGTGCTTATAGCGTATATACTTTAACTGCACAAAGCTATATAAGGCATAGTAACAATTCAATCCGTGTTGCAATTGCGCCTGACATGCTTTTAACGTGCAACTACATGATGTTTCGCAACACTTCTTTTGGTAATAAAATATTTTATGCTTTTATTACTGATGTTGAGTATGTTAATAATGAAACAAGCCTTATAACATATAGTATAGACAACATTCAAACGTATTTTTTTGACGTGTCTTTTAATGCAAGTTATATTGAGCGTGAACATAGTATAACCGATAACATAGGTGACAGCATAACACCTGAGCCTGTGATAACATCGGGTCAAGAGGTTATATCAAAATATCAATCCCTTGTCGAGGGTTTAACAGCAGGTGTTTTTACTGTTATAGTAACGGCGCATAATTTGCTTAATCCTGTTGTAACTGAATATGTTTTTCAGACTGCCACACAAGGTAATTTTTCGGGGGCTTGTTTGGCAGGTGAGTACAACGTGTGTAATGTCGTTCCGTCAAGTTTACAAGATTTTTACAACGTGGTAAATAATTACATTCGTGTGGCGGGCGAAAACGGTATCTTGGGCATGTATTTAATCCCTCGTATGGCGTATACAGATGATGGTTGGGATACCAACCATCCTTGGTTGGCTCCAGATGTCGGGATAAATAAAATACCCTCAGTTTATATGCAGGTTGTGCCTAAGCCCGCAGTAACTGATACACTCGGAGGGTATTTACCAAAAAATAACAAAATGTACACATATCCGTTTTGTTTTTTTAGGCTTAACAACAGCTTAGGCAGCTCTAAAGATTACCGTTATGAGTTTTTTACGACTGATAACGCCGTGTTTAGACTGTCAAGTAGCGGAGTGACCCCCGACCAGTCGGTATACTGCACACCAAATAATTACAGGGGATTTTTGTTAGATTGGGATAGTAGTTTGATATATGACACGTATCCTGCTGCAAGTTTTATCACGTCTGAGTATAACGACTATATTGGCAACAACTCAAATCGTCTGCTTGCAGGGCAACTCTCACGTATAGTCAGTGCTGTATCAAATTTTGCGACAGCTCCGATAAATCCAGCAGGGGCGATAACGTCGTTGACTGGTAATGCTATGGAGGGTATGAGTGAGTATGCGATGTTAAAAGATTTACAAGCGCAGACCTCAACAATCGGGGGCATGGCAAGCGGATATTTTAATTTATTGTATGCTCAAAATTTTTTTATCGGGTATCGTGTTACGGTTAATGCTACTGTCGCTAAACAGTATGATGACTTTTTTACGATGTACGGGTATACTGTCAATGCGTTAAAAGTACCGCAGTTTGCCCAAAGTCAGCGACGCAAATCTTACAATTATTGTAAGACACGCAATGCTTGTATACGCTCACTTGGCGCAAACGCACTTGGTATACCTGATACTGCTCTAAAAGATATACAGTCGGCTCTTGACGGCGGTTTGTGCTTATGGGAAACTTTAGCAAACGTGGGAAACTTTAGCGTTGATAACAGTCTTTAAGGAGGTGATATAATGCGTAAAATCAAGGACGGTCTTTTTACAATGTCGGCATGGGATAATAAAAAAAGCTGGAATAATTACACATTTAGGCTGTATGAAATGGCGATGTCAAGAGGTGTATGGACGGGAATGCCAGACACGATAGACGTGCGTTATTTGGAGCAGGTACTGATAACACAGGGAGCGGTGGTGTTTTTTCGCGATGACGTTTTAGGTTTTTTGTGTTTGCCTGTCACACTCAACGGCAAACTTGACGTGTACGGTAATCCGAGGGATTTTATAGCTATATCTGACACAGGATATACAAAAAATCTTAATATCAATAATGGTGTTATAATCTATAATAACTATTTGCGAACACCAAATATTTTTGATATAAAATATTACGCAGATAGATTATATCAGTATGATAGAATTATTGATGTAAATATCAACGCACAGAAAACACCTATACTAATAAAGGCAGACCAAAACGAAATACTTACAATGAAAAACGTTTATCAAAAATATGACGGAAATCAGCCTGTTATATATGGTAAGAAAACATTGGCAGATGATAGTTTGACAGTGTTAAAGACGGACGCTCCATGGGTGGCTGACAAGATATATGACTTAAAAGCTAAAATATGGAATGAAGCTTTAACACAGCTCGGCATACCAAACTCAGATACTACAAAGCGTGAGCGCATGATAAAAGATGAGGTACTGACGGCACAGGGAGCAGTCATAGCAACACGGAACTCCCCCGAAAAAATGCGACAGATAGCATGTGATAAAATCAACCAAATGTTTGGGCTTGATATATGGTATCAGTTTGATAGCATTGACATAGATAATACTATAAAAAAGGAGGTATCAGAAGATGAGCCACTACACAACGACAGTGAGAGCGATATGCGAAACGGCGGCAGGGCTGACGAGTGATGTTGGGTACGATGATGTAGCACAAGTCTTAAACGCTTCATGGGATAAAATTTTCGAAACTTTTCCCATTTTTGAAGAAGCGCACCGAGAGATTTTGTGTAAAAAAATCCTGCGGCACTACTACATGGACGAGATAGCGTTTGAAACTGTTGGATTATGGAAATTGGCATTAAACACCAAAATGCAAGAAATAATGCCAAAATATAATGAGTTGTATAATATATCAGCAAGTATAACAAATCCGCTGTACAATAAAAATGTTACAAAAGAGTTTACTGGTAATATTACAGATGATAAAACATCAACACGCACAGACAATCTCAAAGATACACACAGCGGAGATGTAAAGACAACTCATGCAGATACCCGTACCGATGACTTGACTGACACTAACGGGGGCAAAATTGTCACCGACACAGACAGCACACGCACTGACAATTTGTCCGCTAAAAAGACTGTCGGCACTGATACGACCGTCAGCAGTGAGGCAAGCACGTCAAGCGATGTCGACACCTACACCTCAGATACTCCGCAGGGCAGTCTTTCCGATATAAAGTCGGGTAAATATATGACTACAGCAAATATATCCGATAGCACAACAACAACAAAAGGTAAAGATACTACCGCAACGGATACAACGGATACTACGGTAAACACAGGCACTCAAAAAAATGTGTCTACTGATACGGTGTCTGATAGTCGCACACTAAAAAAGACAGGCACTGTAAAAGATGAGGGTACAAGCACAGTCACTGATACAAGCGCAGTCGCTCATACTGGTACAGTGTCAGATGTTGGAAAAATTGTGAGTGACAGCAAACACACGGAAAAGGTGTCAGGATATGACGGCAGTGATATACAGGGGGAATTACTTGCAAAGTATAGTAAAAGTATAATAAACATTGATATGATGATAATAAGTGATTTATCAGACATGTTTATGCAGATATGGTAAGGAGGATTTACAATGATTGATAATTTAAGATATTGGTGTCATAAGATTTTACCGCTTGTTTACGATGACAGCTTAAGTTACTATGAGGTACTATGCAAGACAAGTGCAAAGCTCAACGAGGTCATAACAAGCACAAACGGACTGCTTGCCGCTTGGAACACTTACAAAAATGACATTGACAAGGCGTTTGGCGATTACACCGCAGGGCTTGACAAAAAGTTTGACGACCTGACCGATAAAATCGACGCAGATTTTTTACGGTACAAAGACACGGTTAATGACGCTATAAGGGATGAGTTTGCCGAGCAGGAGCGTAGGCTTACGGCGCAGGACGACAAAATCTCTGCACAGGATACACAGATAACGGCTATATCTGATAAGGTAAATACTTTTATCACAGAGTATAACAAAACTATAGCCGAAATACCAAGTATGATTGTTGACGCTGTCAATGCGTGGCTTAACGATACTACACACTATGATAACATCATAGCCGACTTGGCAGGGTCTTTACAGGGGCTTAAGCACTTTGACACAGTCGCTGACTTACAAAATGCCACTTTTACCCAAATCACGGGCAAAGAAATTTGTGCCTGCGAAAACTACTACAGTGGCGACGGGGTGTTTACAATGTGGGAAATTTTGGAAATGTCTACACCTCCTGCACAGTTTGCTGAAGGTATCGTGCGTATAGCTCTGCCGCATGCTGAGGGCGACTTATACTATAGAGTGGCATTTTTGCGCTCGGCGTATACAGCGTCAACACTCGGTATCGCAACAGCGTCAACGACTACAGCCCGCAGTACACGTATGATTAACTGCTGTAAGTATAATTTTAATCCGATATTGATTGACACTGACTTTACGGTGGATTTATCGCCCATCAACACAACAACCAAAACCCTTAAAGTGTATAGTAATCCGTCCGAAAAGCATACTATAACCATAGTAAACGGCAACAATTTTATAAGCAGTTTTGAGGACGTTAATATTATGCACTCCACAAATAACTTAAAACATATAACTAATGACGGCGTAAGCTTTGACAACTGCGATATATTGACTAACAGCGGAGCGACAGTGAATATATGCAATGTCAACATCAAAAACTGTACGATAAATGCGTCACAGATACAGTGTACCGATGAGTATACAAGTGATTATATATTTATCAACAATGTTTGGACTGCAAATATCATATTTGGTATAGTCTTAACAAATGCAAATATTGACAGTGTGCGTAACTGTGTTATATCAAATAATCGACTAACAAATACCTCAGCAACACGTACAAGATTATTTTTATCACCAAACATACCAGCCCGCAACATTAAAATTACAGATAATGTCATATATAACTCCCATGTATCATCGGAGAATCCAATTGCAGATGGTATCATCACTGGTTTTACGGCGGTCGGCTCGGCAAGTGAGTTTACGCTTACGGTCACAGGCAACACGGTCTACTCATCGACTGTAAACACAGCTATGACCCTTGGCAGAGCAAGCGATTATTACCAAAAGTTTACAATGCTGTATAAGGATAACAATGTGATGGTCAACAACGGTACCGTAGCAGAGCCTAAATGGTCGTCTGTATTATCGACAGCCATACAGACTAACGGCGTTTTTTATCCTAATTTTATCGGTGACCTTGACACCTCGGCGATACTGTACTGTCAGCATAGTACATACACGGGTGGAGATATTGGCACAAGTAAAGTACTGGCGTTTGACCCTGCGTCAACTGTCGGTTATAAGCCGCAGAGCGACGGAACGTTAGTGACGCAGGAAAAAAATGCTTACTATCGTGCAGATGTAAACGTTATCTGCTCGTCTGCTCAGACTGGCGACCGAGGACAGCACTATATCAGCGTTGGCTTTGGCGGAAAGTCCGCAATGATGTTTTTATCACCCGCCGTAGTTAATTTTTTGGATACCAGCTTGTATTTAACGCCCGAAACACTGGCTCGTACAGATGGTGTTTTACAGGTGACCGTGACATCTAACTACGCTGTCAACAGCGTTGATGTTAATATCAGGCTGTTCAGACTTGCGTAACGTTCCACGTGGAACAAAGCCCCTCGCTGAGGGGCTTTTATTTTTCACGTATTTTTCACAAAATTATCACACAGTTTTCACAAAGGTACGTTATAATATAGACAATGAAACGAGAGGTAACACCTCAAAACACAACGACAGCCCGGAGGGCAGGAGGAAAACAAATGGCAAAGGTATTTTACAGCGTAGAGCTTGAGAGCAACAGCTACATGGACGACATTATCAACGGCACACTTGATGAGTGCAGAGAGTGGTGCAAAAATCACGGATACAGCAATGCAGACGGTCGTATCGCAGAGATAACTGATGACGGTGACCCGCTGGTAACAGCTTTTTACGAGATTGAGGATTGAGAGCTTCGGCTCTCGCCCTTCGGGGCGGAAGGAGATGATTAAAATTAGACCATATAAAAAAAGTGTTATACAGACAAACGGAGGTTATGTGCAATTATGGATTGCTGTAATTAATCAAGCAGTTAATGATTACCGCAATAACCCAAATATGCGCTCGGAAGTTGCAAGGTTTTTTAAATCTCCGTGGTTTGAGAAAATGACAGGTGTAAACGGTCAAGTAGTGCTTGACAGACTTAAAAAGGAGATTAAATAATTTCACCCAATTTTCACAAAATTATCACACAGTTTTCACAAAGGTACGTTATAATATAGACAATGAAACGAGAGGTAACACCTCAAAACACAACACGACAGCCCAAAGAGCAGGAGGACAAACAAATGGAAAACGCAACAATGACCGCACGATACACGGATGGCAAGATGACCTTTAAGGTCAATGGTAAAACAATCGTTACAGATAATGAGATATACTGCGCATATCGCAGTCACATAAATCATGTAAGATGTAGCTGCCCTGATGACTGGACATGCCTTAATGGGGTCGATGAGGACGGAATGAGATACACGATATGGTATCAGGTGGGGGATGAATGGAAGCACCCATACGACATTGAAAATGCGTACGGCAGCAGAATTTGGGCAAGGAGATAACAATGCAAAAATCCCGTTGGTACAAGTATCACTTTATCGGGGAATATGACGAAGTAAGCGGTATGCTGTCAGTAACAAGTTTTATTACCAATAAAAAACTTGTATATAAACGATACTCCAACAAATACACCGCAAAGCGTGGATTTGAGCAAATAGCAGTGAAATTATTGAAAGGACGTGAAATAACTTTCACATAATTTTCACAAATCTATCACACAGTTTTCACAAAGGCGCAGTATAATAAAGACAATGAAACGAGAGGTAACACTTCAAAACACAACGACAGCCCAAAGGGCAAGGAGGACGGCAAAATGAACAAGAAAAAAGGTAGCGTAAATCTTGGATATTTGGTAACTTGCAAAATGCAAAATGGCAACGTTATCCCTGCTTTCACAGATTCTTTTTCCTCGGCAACAGAAATTGCTGATATGATGATAGGCGGTGAGTATGCCAACGAAGTAAAGATAATCAAAATATCGACAGGCTCAGTTTTTGAGTACGTTATTTAAGGTTCTGGGCGGTTGGCCTTTAACAGCCGCACCCCAACCCGCAAGGGTCAAAAATATGTCCGCTGTGTGACGGCAAATCAATATCACACTCGTTATTTAATCAGCGTAGCAACCGCTACAAAATCAAAACTGCATTATCCCTGTGCAGTGGGCGTAAGTACACAGCTTCCTACACGGCTGAGATGTGTAGGAGAAAGAGAGTTTATTATGATTAGCACGAAGAACATAGGCAAAATGGAGATTTTTAACGCAAAGAGCGCAAGTGTCGCTTTACAGACTGTCAGTGACATCCTGACGGTAACGGGGGCGGCTATCGCCGATGAAACCAACACCGAGAGCGGCGAAATATCTGAGGTAGGCTATATCTTTGACAAGGACGGCAATGTATACGGAACAATATCCTCCACCGTCATTGATATGCTCACTGATCTTATTGACCTGCTCGATGAGGTCGGCGAACTGCCTATAACAGTGGTACACCGCAAAGCAAAGAGCGGCAGAGAGTTTATCTCTTTGCAGATAGTCAAGTAAAAAGTTCCACGTGGAACACAGCCCCTCGGCAGAGGGGCTTTTTCTTTTTTACATAACTTTCACAAAACTATCATATAGTTTTCACAAAGGTACGTTATAATATAGACAATGAAACGAGAGGTAACAACGAAATTGCAGATTGAGGACGTCGGATCTCGCCCTTTAGTGCGAAAGGAGTAAAGATATGCCAAAAAGAAAAACACTGGCTCAGCAGTATGAAGCACAGCTGACCCGAATTGAAAAAAGATTGATTGAAATGCAAAAAAGAGGTTACACGGTGGTTGGTGACTTTCAGCACACAATTCCCAAAAAAGTTACCAAAAAAATGGTCGATGATTTGAAAGCCATTACACCAAAAAGCCTTGCAAGACTTTCTGACAAAACACGCACTATTGATATTGGCACAAAAAAACAACTTATACAAAAAGTCAAGCAGTCAAAGAAAATTGACTACAGAAAAAAACCTATAAGCGTTAGACCTCCTAAACCTTTGCCCCCCCGTAAAAAACGCCCTATAGGGGGTCGCCCAATCGATGAAAGTGACATGATATGGCGACGAATACAGCAAATACTTGACACACCGTATGATACGGGGTTAAATATACCTCCGTGGAGATATTCAGAACATATTTCCGATATACGGGGGCTTCTTAATCAAACTATAACACAAATTGGTAAAAAAGCCGTTATACATCGCTTTGCAACCGCAGGCGAAGTAGCTGTAGAAGCAGTTGAGGGGTATGTTTTTAGTTCTGACAGTGAGCCTATACACATGATGTCATGGTATACTTTTGTTGACATTTTGACCGCAGGAGATATACCCGAAGAGGTCAACGAAAAATTGACAGAGTTATCAGACTGGAGTGATGGTGAGTGATAGCAACATATATGGCGGACTTCGAAACGACAGTGTTTGACGGTCAAACATTTACTGAAGTTTGGGCATATGCGTGGTGTCGGCTCGGCTCAGAAAATGTGACTATCGGTGATAATATCTATGATTTTTTTAATGATATGATTAAGCAGGCATTCGATAAAAATATTATCGTGTTTTTTCATAATTTAAAATTTGATGGTTCATTTTTATTAAACTTTATGCTATCACAAGATAATTTTAAACAAGCCATATATCAAGACAGACACGGTGATTGGCATTTTAAAAAGAGCGATGAGCTTAAAAATGGGGAGTTTGCCTACATGATTTCTGACATGGGCGCATGGTACGACATTGTTTTAAAGTGGCACGGTCACTTAATAACTTTTCGTGACAGCTTAAAGCTTTTACCATTTTCAGTGGCAAAAATTGGTAAAGATTTTGGAACAAAACACCAAAAAACCTCTATTGAATACACGGGCGAACGCCATGCAGGTGGAGTTATATCTGACGAGGAAAGACGGTATATCGCAAATGACGTTCTAGTCATGTCGGAAGCCCTTCAAATTTTCTTCAAACTCGCTGAAAATAAATCCACTATCGGAGCTTGTTGCATACATGATTACCGTAAAATGACAAAAAAAGAGGATTGGGAAGCAAATTTTCCAGATATGTACGATGAACACATTGACACTAAAGCCTTCGACGCAGAAAATGCCGACCAATACATCCGCCGAAGCTATAAAGGTGGATGGGTATATGTTGCCGAGGGCAAAGAAAATAAGATTTTTACTGACGGTGTGACAGCGGACGTAAACTCCCTATATCCCTCTATGATGTCAAGTCAATCGGGTAATTTTTATCCTGTTGGCGCTCCGAGGTTTTATAAAGGCGATACTATCCCTAAACAGTATCTTGACAAAACAAAGTATTATTATTTTGTAAGGATACGCACGAGGTTTTATTTAAAGCACGGAAAATTACCATTTATTGTAATAAACGGTAGTTGGCGTTATCCAAGCAGAACGCCGTTGAAGTCCTCAGATGTACTTGATGATAACGGCGAGTATTGTGAATACATAAGGACGGAGAGCGGAGAGATTGAGGACACAAGTGTTATCCTGACTCTGACGTGCACCGACTGGGAACTTTTGCAAGAGCATTATAATTTGATTGACTGTCAAATTTTAGATTATTGCGTGTTTAAGTCAGCAATTGGTATTTTTGATGTATATATTGATAAATACGCAAAAATAAAAAAAGAAAGTAAAGGAGCTAAAAAACAGGTCGCAAAGCTATTTTTAAATAACTTATATGGTAAAATGGCACAAAGTACCAACTCAAGCTTTAAAATAGCTCGACTGTCGGACGGTGTGTTAAAATTTACCACACAAAAAGCAAATGACCGCAAGCCTATGTACATTCCGATAGGCTCAGCAATAACCTCGTATTCACGGGCTTTTACTATACGGGCGGCACAAAAAAATTACTATGGTGCAACTGAGCGTGGTTTTATATACGCTGACACAGATAGCATACATTGTGACATTTTGCCCGACCAAGTTAAAGGTATAGAGATACACCCTGTAAATTTCTGCTGTTGGAAACTGGAAAATTATTGGGATAAAGCTATTTTTGTGAGAGCAAAAACATACATTGAGCATACCACACACGAGGACGGAGAAAAAGTTGAGCCGTATTACCTCATAAAATGTGCAGGTATGTCCAAGGGTGCAAAGGAAAATTTTAACAATATGTTAATTTCAGGCAAAGCAAGTCTGACAGATTTTAAAGTAGGATTAGAGGTTGACGGGAAATTATTGCCTAAGCAGATAAAAGGCGGAACGTTACTCGTCGAAACGACATTTAAAATCCACCCGAAAAAATGAGAAAAGCGTTAAGGTACTCTGTGCCTTAACGCTTTTCTTTTTATATACAGCCTATACCGTATCGGTCAATAAAGCGGGTGCAAAACCGATAATATTCGTGGCGGTTTTTAAGCCGTGCGCCCACGGAACATCAATATTTAACACAGATAGGCAGACCGCCAAAATTATTTGTATGAAAGTGCCATTAACACAGCACTTTTGCATGCAAGGTCTTTAAATCTAAAATTGCCATTAATAAAGTACCGCCGCATGCGCTCTTTGATAAAACCTGCGCCGCCTATAAGCATATACTGCTCAGTGTGGTCTTGGACTGTAGCACTTATTTTGACAGGGTAGTCATCGTCAACCCTGTAATCACAGGTCATTACGTTTTCGTTAGCATACAGCCATATCGCATATTTACGACTGTCAAAACGTATAGTTGCAATATACTGACCCCTGCCTTTAGGCAATGTTAAAAACGCCCCGTTATCACGCAGATACACACTTTCAGAGCTATAATCGCTGTAAGATACAGCGGAAAAAGCACGATTAAATCCACTGGCTTTTTGTGCCTTTTGCGCACTCTCATTAAAATTGCGCTCTAAAACCCAGCCGTCGCCCCGCAAAAATTTTGTTTTACTGTTTAAACGAGTTACGACCCCAAGAGCGTTATAATACGGATTGAGCAGTGACACTGAGTTACTACACATATAGACAGGCACATAACGTACTTGTTTATGTTCGCCACGGGCGATAGATGTATGTATGCTAAAAAATTTGTTAAGTTCATCAGGAACATAACCATTATTTTCGGGCTGTATTTCGTCAAAAAAGATTGAAGTTATGTCGTTAAAAAGATGTGAGCGGCGTTTGATAAACTCGGCAGAGTTTATCGGAATAAGATAGCCACACTCAACATCATTAAGATAAAGTTCACAATATTTTTTCTCAATCATTTTTTGTGTGAGTTCGTATTCCGGAAAGAAAAGTCCTTGTACCGACTTAAAAAAAGCCTCGGCAAAATTAGTTGCTTCATACTGCCAACGTACCAAAACGGAAAATTTTTCCTTGTGCTTGATAAAACGGTCAATTAAAAATTTTGCGAAGTCCGTAGTTTTACCCGCAGTTCTGTTGCTCTCCACAATAAAAATTTCGGGGCGATTGCCGTTTATGTCAACGCTGTTTCTCAGACGGTCACCGTTATAATAAATTAATTTTTCGTCCATTGTCTACGCTCCACAATTGATATGACCTCAACTCCACTTGTACGGGCTTCTAAGGCGGCTTTAATATCTTCATATGGTAATCTATCCTTTGAGCGATAAAGTTGAGTTACAGCGCATTTAACGTTGTCTATGCGTGTTTCTATCCAGTAGATAGACCAACCGTGCGTAAAGTAGTAGTTTAATTCACTCGATGACATATACAACAGTTCTTTATCTAACGTGTCTATGATTTTCTTTTTCATCAGATACCTCACAAGATTTTTTGTTTATATTATACCACACTTTTTTACTGTGTCAATACTATACAGTGCATAGTAAAATTTTGAATGCCACTTTTA